ACCCTCAGCTACACATCCGTAGCCATGCGATAAATGGCAGCGCACCATCCGAACAGCTTTTGGGCATGGCTGCGCTCGGCCAAGCAGGCCCCACGCGAGGCGTGGGCCGGTGGCCGGGTTGCAGACCCGGTTGGTGTGAGACTGAAGACGCAGCTGGTTGACTTCCTTAGCACGACGACTAACAGGAAGCTCCGGCTGGGGACCGTGCGGAACATGGTGTTCGCGCACAACGAGCGGAAGATGGCTTCTGGCCACAGCCACCCAAGGGCGGCTGCGCTGCGCAGCGATGCAAGCGTCTTTATGAGCCAGGTGGCTGTGGAGCTGAGGGAGAGGCGCTACGACATTAGCGTCTCGGCGCGGGAGCGGGGGGGCCTTGCCACTGGGCCCCGACAGCACCGAAACGTCAAGGATCTCCTCTCAGACTCGGCACAGGCCACTCTGACCAGCTCGGACATGGTGACGATGGTGGACACGGACTATTACTTGTCCATGGAGGAGCTCAGCAACTACGCAGGGCACGACATGGCCATGTACTCCCTGCGGCCCGACGGCATCGCCGGGACCACTGAGGAGAGCTCGTGGGGCTTCACAAGCGCAGATGAGGTGACCGAGGAGGTCGCCGGAGGCGCGACATACACCCACAAGGTGTGGGACTGGGGCCAGGACCTTGTGGTCCTCGGCAGAGGACGGAACACTTACGTTTACGACGTGGTGAGCTTCCCTGTCGGCCCCGCCCGCGCTGTCACGGTTCTGCTGCTGGCCAGGACTGTCCACATGCCACTGCGGTGGTTCAAGTGGCTTTACCCTGAGACCGGGAAGTATGAGCCGCGGAGGGTTTCTGTGGAGCAGGTGGGGACCTACCTGGTGGGCTGCTTCGGCCGGCCCGCGGGCAAGATGGTGAGCTTGCGACCGAGCGGCATGCTTGGGGTGAGCCCGGTGACCATTAGCCCGGACGCGTACAGGGCGCTGGGGATAGCGGCCAAAATCCCGAACACCGACAAGAAGGTGGCCGGGACAGAGCTGCTGCCATCCGCCGCTGAGCGGATCTGCAAGGCCATGGGGGAGGTGGTGACAACCGCTGGGTGCTACACCCTTTCGGATTTCTTCACCACCTCCTACAGGCCGCACCAGCTGGTCAACTACCAGAGCCACGGGAAGTTCAAGCTCGAGACCGGCAAGGCATCCGTCGCACTCGCGGCAGTGCCTCTGGCCGGGAGGGGGTGCGGCCCCACGAGCAGCCACAACAACGAGGAGCGTGCGGTCAACCAGCGAGTGGTGGCCACCCACAACAACGCCCCGTTCAGCTCTGACCTTTCGGCTTACGCCAAGGAGTTTTCGGAGCACGTCATCACGAGGCCCCACAAGGGGGTGCCCTGGTCGATCGAGGAACTGCGTGACTCGCAGGACCGGCCGACTCAGAGGGCGAGGAGACTCAAGGAGGAGGTGTTCACCGCTGACGAGCGGGTTAGCCTCACTACCACATCCTTTCAGAAGCGCGAGAGCTACCCAAAGGTGGGCGACCCGCGACTGATCAACCAGGTGCCCACGGACCACACCAACCGGCTTTGCTCCTACGCAGGGGCTATCAAGTCGGCCTTGGCGGGGCGAGTGAACAAGCACTGGTACATGGTGGGGAAGACGCCCACGGCCATCGCCTACTCCCTGCGCAACTTGCAGAGAGCCAGCGGGTCTCAGCTCATCGGCGGCGACTACAGCCGCATGGACGGGCGGACATCAGTGGCCTACAGGCAGAACGTGCTGGAGCCCACCATGCTCCGGTACTTCGACCCCAAGTACCATGACGAGCTGCGCTCCCTTCTGGCGAAGGAGGAGAGCGCCCGGACCGTTACGCGCGGCCACGGGATTCGAGTCAAGATGGGTGGCGCCAACCTTTCGGGGTCAGGGGTCACCACTATCCTGAACACGCTCGATGCCGCGTTCAACGAGTACGCCGCCCGCAGGCGGCTCGGGTCAAGCCCAGACGAGGCTTTCAAAAGACTCGGGTGCTACTTCGGCGACGACTCGGCGGTTGCCGCCGACGCCTTCGTGCCCACGCAGGCCGTGGCGAGCGAGTGCGGCATGAAGCTCGAGAAGGAGGAGGTGCCCAGCAACGCTGGGCCCGGTCATGTGGTTTTCCTGTCCCGTGTCTACCCGGACATCCGGACGAGTCTCGCATCCCACCCATGCATTGTGCGAGCCCTGCGAAAGGCTTGCACCGTGCAGGTGCCCCTGGGTGCTGAGGGTAAGATCCTCGCATCCAAACTGCGTCTGAAGGTGGAGGGCTTACTGACGACTGACGCGCACGTGCCTGTGCTATCGCAGTACGCCAAAGCCCTCAAGCGCGTCTACAACCTTGAGGGGAAGAGCGAGCAGGGGGGTGCCTGGGAGGACGCGAAGTCGAAAGACTCGTCTTACCGGGCACGCACCTCTGCCGGACCTTACCCCTACGAGGCAGGTGACGCGGAGCTCCTTGTGGCATCGGTGGCCACAGAGCTCGGCATCAACATCGAGGAGTGCCAGCAGCTGATGCGCAAGCTGGACGATGCCACCAACGAGTCAGATCTCGTCTCCTGTTCTTTGTCGGACCAGGAGCTGGCGCTGCCAGAGTGGGCCTCATGGGTGCCAACTGACCCAGTGGCAATATAAACAACATGCAGAAGAACAAGTCAGGGCCTAAGGGCCAGGCTGGCGCCCCGATGAAGGGGAAGAAGCTGGGTGATACCGTGACGAACGGAGGCCGTAGCGTCATCACACGCAACAACACACCGAAGGTGGCCAACACCACTGCAGGGGGCGTGCGAGTGCGCAACACGGAACGGCTTGGGACCATCAACTGCACGGTCGCTGGAAATGTGACCAGGCAGGGATTCCCTTTCAACCCCGCTTCCCCATCTTTGTTCCCTTGGCTGTCGAACATTGCTAAGAACTATAGCATGTACCGGGTGCACAAGTTGGAGTGGTCCTATGCCCCCATTGTGCCAACGACCGTCACCGGTGAGGCAGCCCTGGGCGTGGTTTACGACGTGGAGGACGCCGATAACTTCATTGCCGGCGGAACCATCGAGGGCCTCTCCCAGCTTGGCGAGTACGCCGCCGGCCCTCCCTATGCCGGGGGCTCCATGACGAGTGCTGAGAGCCAGAGGGGCACCTACTTCGGCCTTAAGGCCGACACTGCCCTGGCGCACAGGCGTAGCCCGTGGTTCATTGTGAACCCTGGCTCAACTACGGATGCCGACCGCAACCTGTCGACGCTTGCTGTGCTTCTCTCGGCGTGCTATTCTAGCTCCGCGGGTGGGAATGGTGTCCTCTACGCCACGTACGACATTGAGTTCATCAAGCCTTGTGCCCCCGACTTTCAGTAGTTGATGCCACTGCGGGTGTGTGAGGGTTATCTGGCCCACAGCACAAAACCCAATTCAGAGCGGTAACCTCGTCGGAGCCGCCACAGACCATGTGCTGTGTAAGACCATCGCCAGGCCTAGTCAGCCGGGCTACCATATCAAAATCGCGACGGCGTGAGATTGGCC